GCCAGCCGCGTTCTGGATTGGCGGAAATGACCAAGCGCCCGCAATCGCACAGATGCGCGGAGAGGCCGAGGCAATCCGCGCCGCAGCTATTGCACGGGGTTGCTGACATGCACGCCACCCACCACAGCGAAGACGTGCTTGCCACCTTTACCGCCGACGCGGAATGCCAGGGTGTCGGCGGCGACGGATCGCCCGCATACGCCGCGCCGGTGAATATCCAGATCGCCACGCTGGAATTGTTTGGCCGCGATGCCATGCACCTGCTGAAACTCTGCCCGCAACTGACGCTCGACGTGCTGGCGCTGGCGGATAACCTAGACTTTGAAGGGGATGAATGATGAACGTATCCGAAATCACTGCCCGGCTTTACGCCATTGGCGCAGCTATCCTAGACAAGACCGGCGAAAAGCCATGGCTTGCCCCGTCTATGACCATCAAGGACGATGCTTGCAGAATTACCCTTTACAGGGATTTTGGGAGTGGCAAAGCCGACACTATTGGCACCGCTAGGGGTGACACCCCCGAGGCCGCGCTAGACGAAGCTGACCGGATCATCGCCGCCATGCCGGACTTGGGCGCCGCCAAGTTGCATCAGCACATGGTGCGACTGGCCGACTGTGTGGACAAGGCGCGCGACGATGGGATTGCCGACGAATATGTGCAGCCGATCCGCATGACGGTTGCGGCGATCACGGCTAACTTGTTGCCAGCACCGGAGGCGGGCCAATGAACCTTCCCCGAGGCTACGACGCTTGGCGACTGAGCGGCCCTGACGAAGATGACGACCCTGAGAACGAGACATGCCCCGCCTGCGACGGCGATGGCTGCTTGGAGCGGGAAAACACCGTGACCAGATGCGGGCGCTGCTCTGGTGATGGTGTGATCAAAGCCGCCCAGGACGAGCCAGATGGTGACTACGAATACGAACGGCGGCGAGATGCCGCATGGGAGAATGACCAATGATCCGCCCCGACATGCACCAGACCGATGACACCCTGGCGCGCGGCATTGTCCGCAAGCCGCCGCCGCGCACATGGGGGCTGCACCGATACGCCATGCTTGCCGCCGCCTTTGCGCTTGGGGCGATGCTGGCACACGTTGTCCCGAAAGCCTACCAGCAATTTCAACTTGATTCCGTGGGGTATGTGAGATGACCGAAGCCCAGATCGCCGCCATGGCCAAGATTATTGAGGGGGCGCAAGATGGCAGTCTACCATTGGGGCAAGGTTGATTTCCGGCGAAACCCGGTCACCGGGCAATGGTCCTGCGCGCATTGCCACGCCAAACTGCCGAATAACCACCGGCTCTGCAAATGCAGGGATAAGAAGAAAGGGGCGAAAGATGAATGACGATGGCCACGGACGCCGCGACGGCAACGAAGGGCTGGGCTACGCCTGATCCTGTCAGTTATCGGGTGGACAGTTGTATTGTGGTGGGTGGGGTGAAAAAACCATCTGCCACCACCGCAGCCCTACCACAATCTAGGGGACATGAACCTATTTAGCAAGCAAAAAGTTCAGTTCCATTTGCTCGTTATGATTGTGGGCAGGGAGGAATAGGGAAGTTCAAAATCACAACTAATCCCAGATTCGTCCGAAGATCTGTCGCCCACGGAGACTTTACGCCCTTGGCTTTCAAGAGCCTTTCTTGCTTCTTCCAGCTCCGCACGAAACCGGTCTTCTGTTTTCGGTAGCATTTTAGCCTCCGTTCGTTTCCAAGACTACAATCAATTGATCGCCGCTCCGGGGACAGCGAACCTGCCCGATGGCAGGTTAACGCTGGGTTCGTGGGGCGGTTCCGCAGCAACGTCAATCCCGCCGATTTTCAAAATGAGACACTGCCCAAAATAACCAGCAGCGGCAGGCAAGCCTCGCGGGCGGGGGGCATTGCCTCGCCCGCCAGCGCGCCCGCGCACGGCCCTACGAACGGCCTGCTAGCGTCGATCACTGCTGCCGCCTGCCCGGTCTGCAATGGACTGCAAGCGCTTAATGCGCTCAGCGTCAGTAGCGCCATGGCCGAGGTCCGCATTGTCGATTTCCTTCCGTTTTTCCTGATATGCTTTGGCGTCCGCCGCAGCCCGCTTGTCCTGCTCCTTGACAGTCGCGCTACGCCATGCGGTGAACCACAAGCCGACTATGCCTACCACGGCAGCGATGATCGCCCCCAGCGGGCCTATAATCAAGTCCCAGATCATGCCCTACCCCCTTGCTTGACCATCCGCCCGATCATGCCCAGAACCAGCAGCGCGCCCGTGACCCAATTCGCCAGATCATCGCCAGCCCGCGCTTTCAGGTCGTCGGGGATAAAGACCCATGCCCCTTGGAGTGCAACTGCTAGCCCCATCGCCTGCATGGATAGCCATCGCCACCAACGGCCCGCGTCATCAACAAGTCTCATCAGCCGCGCCTCCTAAACCATGCCACGATGAAAGCTAGCAAATCCGTCAGTCCGTTTTGTCGCTCACTTTTCGCAGGTTCCTGCACCGCGACGGGCGGTGTCGTCATTGGCTGATCGACTGCGGGCGCACCAGCCGGATAAGCCGCGCGGTTCAATTCGAAGTGTGGCCCGTCGCGGAACGACTTCCAATCACCGCCCCAATCAAGCGGCACATCCTCTGCCATCGCCGCGCCCTTGACCGCAGGCGCAAGCTGCCGATAAAGCACCCAATCGAACGCGCCTTTTCCGTCCAGCCCGATGGGCAGAAGGTCAACGGCATGGCCGGTCAGGTGGCGGCTATTCATCGTGCGACTGGCCCCGGATTTCACCAGTTCCGCCTGCCGCGCCCTGTCTCGCAGCCCCTCGATCACGATAAAATCCACCGGGCTTTCCTGCAATGCGCGGTCCATCACGCGGCGCAAGTCCGGGTGGATTCCGGCAAGATTGCCAAGGCTGCGCGCGCTCCATTTACGGTTCATCGCCCGCCCCCATTTTCCAGCGCCCGCACCAGCCGCGCCATTTCCGCCCGGATGCCGTTCAGGCTTTCTTCCATCCGACCCATCTGCACCGCCTGCGCCTGCCCGGTCGAAACAATGGCCTGCACTTGGCTTTCGACCCGCATAATGTCCCGCGAGTTTGTCGCAACACGCCCGTCGATGTGCGCGGCCCAGTAGCCAAATCCCGCCGCTTGAACCGCTAGGCCGACTATCAGCGCAATCGGCACTCTCTTGTCCAAATGCCACCCGCCTTGATTGCCTGTGTCGGTCATTCACCACCCTCCACAACGCGCACCAGCCCCGCCGCCGCTGCCATTGCCTCGATCTGCATTCTCGATCATGGGTCTTTGCTCACTCATCTGGTTAGGCTCCTGGGTGTTATCTTGCTTCTTTCAGTAGCGCCAGCTTGCTCGCTCTTGGCGGCGCTGGTCGCATTGCCGCGACAAACTCCGACTGGACGCCGGGCCAGGTGTCATCCAGCAGCTTCAGGAAATTTTGGCGGGTGTCGCGGGTTGTCATTTATGCAACCCTCACGATTATACCGTTTTCAACCGTTACGGTATCACCATCGCCATTTGTAAACGCACCGGACCACGGCACAGACGCAGCAAGGGCAAGGGAAGGAACGCGGACGTTTTCAGTCCCGTTGAATACGAACAGCTCTGCGGTATCACTCGCCCAATGAAGTTCCCCCTCTGTCGCAAGTGCCTTTGTCGCGGCTGCGTTTATGTTAGCCTTTAGGCCCGTTTTAGGTCTGATAATAACCGGATGGTTATTTAGGCTCTTCATGTGAGGCTACCAGTCCCGATGCACGGGCTTGCAGGGCGAAGGCGGAAGTCACCATTTAGCGCGTCAACAAAGAGGGGGTCTGTTGTGATGACGCCCGCCTCGCTGCCGGTATAATCGACGTTAAATAGGCATGAAGTCTTAGTATTTAACTGCAAGTCTTTGTCAGGAGAGTTTTGGATGTATTCATATCCGTTCTGTGCATAGACCTGACGAAGCCCGTTTGGGTAGTAAACGATGCAGTTTTTTACATTCATAATTGCGCTAGTCGTGTTGTTATCGGCCCGTAGAGTAAATATAAAATCAGGCACATCCGTGTTGGCTGGCGCGGTCCCGTCGCCGTAAATCAAGCAGTTGTTGAAGTCCATTTGGTAGCTACCGTCACCCCTAATAGCAAAGAGGCCACAGGCATCGCCGTTGGAGCTACTACCAACGATGTTTTCAAAAATGCACCTGTTTACCGACGTGCCGTTGCCGTTGCAAATAAATCCAACACGAGCAGCGGCGGAGCTATCCGACCGGCTTGTGATGCAATCTGCAAATTTACAATCGTTTATCTGCCCGTCATAGCCGTTAAATGTACCTCTGTTTATTGAGTCCACATTAGTTTTTATTATTGTTAAATCGGATATTGTCGCCCCAGATTCGCTTCTGAACCTAGAAAACAGGTTTCCGTCAAAATCTATTGTCGTGCCCAGCCTGCTGCCACTGGCAGATTTTATAGTCCTGTTATTCATAGATATGTTATCAAAACCTTGCGTCTGAATGGTGGTTCCGGCACCCACAAGTATGGTGTCCGATGATCCAGAATTGTTAATAGCGTGCTCTAGGTTAAGCCAAGGGCTTGCCTCACTCCCATCGTTGTCGTCATCGCCATCCGGTGCAATGTAAAACGTCGCCATTAGAATGACCCTCCGTCGATAACCAGCGGCGCGGAATAAGCGCCCATGTCAATTTTCATGTTTTGAATGACGGGAACCCCGTTAATGTCTGTTGCATCGCTGTTTCCCGTAATGAGCGAAAGCACCCAAGGTGAAAAGTCGGTAAACTCTATGTCGGGGACGGCCTCCGCAGCGTCCGTCTGGATGTTGACGCCCGTTAGAACAGTCTGCCACGCGCCATCGAGATAGACCTGAGTAAGGTTGCGGCCCAGTGACGCTGCGAACACCACGCGAACCCCGCCGAGACGTTCGTCCGCATTGCTCCCGATGGACACGTTGCTCAAGCGCTTGTCTGTGATGTAGTCCACGCCGTAGCCCGCAAGGTTGCTGTCCTGCTCTACGCCTATGTCAACAGCGCCGGAACGTGGCATCATCAAGGCGCTGGATTCCTGCCAGCCGCCGTCATATGCAAGCATCCGCTGCACGTCCGTAGCGTATGCAAGCGCGCCCTGCTGTGGCGTGGTGGCTAGGATGTTCTCTCGCGTGTCTACTGTGACGCTAGAGCCGCCCTCGCCTTCCTTTGCCATTGCCTGATACGTTCCGATTGTCTTTGCAACAGCTAGGCGGTCTTCATCGGTTATAACATAAATCTGCCCGATCAAAAGACCATCAGCGGTGGCCAACGTATTTAGGTCAGCGCGGGTTCCGCGTTTGTGCTGAACGTCTGGCATTTAGAATGTCCCGCAGTCTACCGCACCAACGGCAAGCGTGACAAAAGCGTCTCCGGCGTCCTTACTCCAAGCCATTGAAGTATTCATGCGAAAGATGCCGTCCGTGCCGTCCGTGCCCCAGATGAATCCTGCCGTGCCGCCTTGAACAACAGCCACAAGCTCATCTGTTGAACCGGCTGGAATGTTCAGCGCAGTTTTGAAAGCGTCGAACGTGATCTTTTTTTCCTTCAGACCCGTTGCACTGGCATCATGCATGATTAGCAAGTCAGCTGCACCTGCAACCGCACCAATCGCGCTTAAAGCATCAATGGCAGGAACCACAGGTACCATTGTTGTGGCGTCTGTCGGGAAGTGCGCTGTCTGGCGATCCGTTGTGAAGAAAAGTTCACCAGCTTTCAGCGCCGATGAAGGTAGGTTGGAGAAGAGTCCGCGTTTCTGCTGAACTGATGGCATTGGGACAGTCCTTTACGATCTAGTTAAAAGTTCCGAGGTCTAACTCGCCGTTTACAAAAAGGCCCGCTGAGCTTGTTGTTAAAAGATTACCCGCCTGAGGGTCGATGGTAAGTGAAGATGTGCCATCCGCGCCCGGCGGCCCCTGAATACCCACAACGACCGTCCTTGGTGCGGCAGGTAACGAAACGACAACCTGCGTCGGCGCGGCAGGTGACGAAACGACCGCCCTTGGTGCGGCAGGTAACGAAACGACAACCTGCGTCGGCGCGGCAGGTGACGAAACGACAATTTGCGTCGGCGCGGCCTGCTGGACTACGACGGCGGGCATCGCGTGACCTCCTTGCTCAACATCACAAGACCCTCAAGCCAACGGGCGGCGCTGGTCGCGCTTGTCACAAATTCCAGATCATAAACGCCATCCGTCAAGATCGTGGCCGTTTCCGTTGCGTTTAACGTCATCGTCACAACGCCATTGGTGCCGCCGAATGTCAACCGCCCGTTGGCAGTGGTCAAGTCTATAATCACCGCTGAGTCGGCCTTTGCCTGGCGAATTTGCATACGTCCGGTCAGCCCCGTCAGATTGACAGGATCGCCGCCAGCAGTTTGCAGGAATGTAAAGACCTGATTAAAATCAGACCCCTGATAGATCGTCAAATCAACGCGCGCAGGAATAACGGTCATTTGCCAACCTTCTTTCCCTTGCGCTTTTTCATGTATGCCATTCATTCCCCCAATTCCATTGGCTCATTCACCACCCTCCACAACGCGCACCAGCCCCGCCGCCGCTGTTGCGCGCACCTTAGCACGTTTTGCCGTCATATCCACACCCCGCATTTCCACCTCGGCCAGCAGGGCCACGGCGTCGGTCACGTCAGACTGGAACGCCCGCTCACAATGGCCGGGGTTGCACTGCCAGAAGAATACCGCGTCGATAATGCGTTCTCCCTTGCGGCGTTGCCGGTGCATCCGCGCGCTCACGCTCTCGTTCGGCCCGGTTTCTTTCAGGTCGCGCGCCGTCATCACGTTGATAAGTTGCGACAGGGCCGATCCGATCATCGCCACTCGTTGCATCATGCCCGCACCTGTGCCGCTGCAATGAATAGCGCGTCCATCTGTGCATCGGTGTAGCCCAACAGATAGCCAAAGAAAGCGATGTTCTGGCTTGTGCGTTGCCAGTCTTGCGCGCTGTCGATCACGACCTTTTCAGCCCATGAAGCAGTTTCACGATACGCCAGCACCTTTCCCCATTCGGTTTCACCAAGGGTTAGTATGCCTTGCAATGGGCTGCACCGCATATCGGCCCGCTCGACCGCTAGTAATTCCGCCTCAGTCGGGGCGGGCGGTGGGTCATACGCAGCAATCTTGCCAAGCGCGCCGCCTTTTGCAAGCCGGTATAGATCGCCCATTGGCCCTTCGATCGGCTCCAAAAATACGCCCGTTCCGTCATCACGTTCGGCATAAATCGCGGTGCCGTCAGCGTTCATGTATTTCATGTTACGCATATGTGTTTTCCAATCTCGCGCTGTTCCCGGGCCAAAGGTTTTCGCCTCC